ACTGAGCAGAGCAAAGACCGGGAACAATCCAAAATACAAGTATAAGTACCGCAAATATGTAAAGGTTGAGATTGATTGAGGGGAGTGAACAGCATGAACGAAGATGAAAGATTGATTGAATTATGGAGAGAGAGCAAGTCAAGGCAAGCAGACTTTTCGTTGCATGACTTTTTGCAGTATTGCCATGAATGGGAAGCGGCTTGTGAGCAATTCAGAAGATTGGCAGGAAGGGAGTAAAGGATGGCAGACAGAGGGAAATTGCACATTACAAAACTTGATGCCTTTGCAGATTGGTTAAAGAAAGACGGATGGGAACTTGAAGAACCGAAGGGGATATTTGAAGTTTTGAGAGCGAGAAAAGAAGGGCGCAAAAGACCGCTTATCGTTTACAAAAAGATAGATGCTAAAGAGCATTTGAGCGTTATGAATAAGGATTGCGGTGTGTTGGTGGCATTCGTAAAGAGCAGGCATTAAAGCAGATGGGAGAGTGATTGTATGGGTTTTGACATTTTCAACAGAAAAGAAAGAAAAGTAGTGTGCATCCGCAACGATAAAGATGGAATGATGGTAGCAAGTGAAAATCATCATTTATTGGAAATCGGCAAGGAATACACGGTTGCAGATGTAGAAGTGCATTCGTGGCACACGATTGTAAGATTAAAAGAGTTTCCGAATAAAGAGTTTAATAGCGTTGTGTTTGCAGAGATTGAGCAGATGGGAGAGTGAGAGAATGGAAGAAGCGGACTGGATTGAAAAGTGCAGAACTTGCACTCATTGCTACACGAAGAAAGACGATGACTATATATACTGCCGGAAGCGTAACGGCAAGTGTGAGTATAAGCCACACAAGAGTAAAAGGGCAAAGGAGAATGAGCATGACGGAGAGTAAGAACAATATCGAAATAGTTGACAGCTTACGGAGTTTATACCCGTTGCAGGATTTTGAAGAAACAGCGGTGATGGAAGTTGTGGAAGAACTGAACGCATACCGAGCAATCGGCACGGTGGAAGAATTTGCGTATGCAAAAAGGAAAGTGCATATTGCAGAATTGGCAACGGAATACATCGCATTGCAGATGAAGGGAGAGCAGACATGAGTAAAAGAGAAATTATATTGTGTGTGGTGTTCTTTATCATAATGGTGATTATTGGTGTATTGCAGGCGAATTGAAAGGGAGAGAAGGAATGTACGAAAGTCCTATAACACAGATTTTAAGTGAAATGCAGACTGTCTATGAAGATGAATGCCTGAAGGCGGTTCAGAGAGTTGGATTTGATGTCAACAAGGAAGAACTTGCAAAAGCACTTGTTTATGACAGAGGACAGTATGAAGAAGGGTATGCAGATGCAGTAACAGAGTTCGAGCAACGGTTGAAGAAAATCTGTGCCGAGCGTCCACTCGGAATTGATAAGAAGTTTTTGAAACCGACATACCTTAATGAAGATGGCACATGGCACAGTCTGATTGATGATGTTGTGGTGCAGATGAAGGGAGAGAAGGAATGAGAGAAATACTGTTCAAGGCAAAGAGAATTGATAACGGTGAATGGGTGGAAGGAAGTCTTATTGATTCCGGAAATCATTATCAAGTTTTTATTTATCCGCATGATGACAGCGCAAGCACAATGTCTTGCAAAACCTTAGTTTATCATGGAATGGTTGCAGTGGATTCCAACACCATCTGCCAATACACCGGATTAACCGACAAAAACGGCAACAAGATTTGGGAGAATGATATATTGGATTGCAAAGACAGAGTAACGGTTGTAAAGTGGCACACTCCTTGCGGTACTTGGGATAGCGTTTTTGTAAGATACAAAGGCGAGTTGTGTTCAAACGGAATCCAAGTTGTTGAGTGGAAATACAGGGCAGAAGTGATTGGCAACATATTCGACAATCCGGAATTATTGAAGGGCGGTGAATAGATGGAAAGAATAAAACCATGTAAGTACTGTGGGAAAATGCCAAAGTTTTTTAGTTTAGGAGTCAGGAAAGACAACGAGTATTGGATTCGATGCGAGAATTCTGATTGCCCGGAAAGACCATTTACTTCTTCTTATGACACAGCAACAGAAGTTATTGAAATATGGAATCGAAGAATGGAGGATTAAAATGAGAACGATTACGAACACGCACACTGGAAAATCAGAATTGAAGGGTGGTGCGGATGGTGTTTGATGAAGATGATAGAGAAAGAGAAAAACGAAGCAGATGTTGTGGATGCGAATATAGACATTTGGTTCATGCAAATGGTGGTTACAGCTTTTACGGATGTTATCACAGACCATACAAGGGAAAGAGAGTTGTAGAGATAGAGAATTGTCCGAAGGGAGACTGTGCGGAATGATTATCAGAAGTCAAGATAAGTGTAAAATTACGGATGATTTGAAGTTGCATATTGAAAGACGTTATGAAGAGCGTTTCGGTGCGTGGTATGAGATAAGGACTTCTTCACATGAGAGTATCGGTGAATATTCCACGATGGAAAAGGCAGTCAAGGCGTTGGATATGATTTGCGAAAATTACCAAAACAACAAAAAGTGTGAAAGTGGTTTAAGGAAAATTGCGGAAACAGAATTTGTTTTCCAGATGCCACAAGATAGTGAGGTGTAGGCAATGAAAGAGGTAACGATTGATTGTGACAAAGAGATTGAAAGGTTGTTGGAAGAAAAAAATCAACTTATTGATAGATTTGTCACAAAAGCAGAAAGCATAAATGCACAGATAAGATATTTGAAATCATTAAAAGAGAGGTGTGTAACATGCAACAATTTATAGATAATCTGATTAGTAGGTTGACGGAATCTGCGATTGAAACATTAGGTGTAAGCAAAAGCGAATTTGCAATGGATAAGGGAGAATATTCGTCTTACTGTTCATTGAGTCTGTATGAGGTAAAAGAAGCCGTCAACCAACTTGCAGAGGAATACAAGGGCGGTTGGATTCCGTGTAGTGAGAGGTTGCCGGAAGTGAATCAAAAAGTATTCGTTGCGTTTAAGGTTGCGCACCGGTGTGAAAAAACTATTGATTACGATATTGGGTGTCTAAGTAGTTATGATGGAAAATGGTACTGTGACCATAAGGGTTATGATGTAGAAAAAGTTCTCGCATGGATGCCTTTACCGTCTCCGTATCATCCGGAAAAGTGAAAAAGTGTTGCAAATTGCAAGTGTTGTGACTTTTCTGTGCAAAGTTGTTACAAAATGCAAAAAGTTGTATATCACAAACGGAACGTATTGTGTTATAATACAGAAGATGAAGTATGTAAAACCGCCGGGCAGAAACGCTCAGGCGGTTTTTTGTTGTGCAAATTTACGGAAAGGAGTGTTGCAGGATGGCGAAAATGACAGCGAAGCAACAGAGATTTTGTGATGAATACCTGATAGACCTGAATGCAACACAAGCAGCAATCCGGGCAGGGTATTCGGAGAAAACAGCATATTCAGCAGGACAAAGGATGTTGAAGAATGTTGAAGCTCAAAAATATATCAGCGAGAGAAAAGCAGATAGAGTTGAAAGAACGGAGATTACACAAGACATGGTTTTGCGTGAACTTGCACTCATAGCTTTTTCAAATGCTGCTGATTATGCAAACGTAATTGAGAAAGAAGCAACGATTGAAGTCGAAGGGAATTTGATTCCTTTGTGCGATTCAGACGGAAATCCGGTTAAGTATAGAACTGTGGAGCCGGTGTTGACGGACGAACTGACCGAAGAACAGAAAAGAGCATTGTCCGTGATTAAAAAGGGCAGAGACGGTTTCGAGGTTAAGCCGTATGACAAGGTGAGAGCATTGGAACTGTTAGGGAAGCACTTAGGAATGTGGACGGATAAAGTTGAAATGGATGTTGCAGTGCCGGTTATGTTTGCCGGTGAGGACGGAATAAAGGACTGATGCTGAATGGAAGCAAAGAGAATACACCTTCCTGATGTTATCGGAGCAGGATATAAGGACTATTGGAACGACAAGCATTTTTATTGTGTTTGCAAGGGGAGCCGTGGTTCAAAGAAATCCAAAACAACAGCATTGTGGCTTATTTACAACATAATGAAACATCCGGCGGCAAATGCGTTGTGTGTAAGACGCTTTGCAAACACGCTGAGAAACAGTTGCTTTTCTGATTTGGAATGGGCGGCCGCAAAATTGGGTGTATCTCATTTGTGGGAGTTTCCAAAATCACAATTGGAAGTCACGTACAAACCGACCGGACAAAAGATATTGTTCCGTGGTATGGATGATGGCTTGAAAATAACATCAATCTCCGTTCCGAAAGGTGTTCTGTGTTGGGTATGGGTAGAAGAAGCATTTGAAATAACATCAGAGGATGATTTCAACAAACTTGATATGTCTGTCCGTGGTGAAGTACCGGAAGGGTTATGGAAGCAGATCCGGTTGACCTTCAATCCGTGGTCGGAGCAATCGTGGTTGAAGCCGAGGTTCTTCGACAATCCGGATGAACTTACATTCACCAAAACAACAACATTCAAATGTAATGAGTGGTTGGATGATACGGACAAACTCAAATTTGAGAAAATGAAAATAAACAATCCCCGGAGATACCGCATTGAAGGTGATGGGGAGTGGGGAATTGCAGAAGGGCTTATTTTTGAGAATATCGAGCAGAGAGATTTCGATATTGACGAAGTAAGACGGATTCCCGGTATCAAATCAGCGTTCGGACTTGACTTCGGTTTCACAGATCCGAATGCTTTTATCTGCGTTATGGTGGATAACATAGCAAAGATTATCTATGTATTTGACGAATGGTATCAGACCGGTGCAACGAATCAAATGATAGCGCAGGCAATCAAAGATAAAGGTTACGGCGGTCAACGTATTATCTGTGACGCTGCAGAACCGAAATCCATACAAGAATTATGGGAGTGCGGTATCAAGTCCGAAGCATCACGAAAAGGGCGTGAT